CAATTCTTTTTAAATTTCCTTTTACCGAACAATTAGCAATTGCTCCACTGCCATTATCATCTGTTATTGATAAAATTGGAGGATTTATTATATCATAATTATTTCCACCAGATGTTACTTCAATTTTTTGTAAAGATCCATAATAAATTACATCTTCAGATTTGTAATTTAATATTTCTACTCCATTAATTAATATTCCTGTTTTTCCTGGACTTGTTACGTAATTATCACTTTCATTATTTGGTGATTTGATTTCTCTCAACAAATTTTGATGGTTTAAAGTTTTTTGATTAAAATCAAGATATTCAAAAGTATTTGAAGTAACTATTCCTGTTACTGAAATAAAATTATTATTATAAAGATTTGCAGGACTACTTGCAATTTTAAATTGATTTTGATTTACTCTTTTTACATAATATATTCCCGGAGTTAAATTTTCAAATTTACTAGTAGTAGATACTAAAGTTCCATCGACTGTATCTTGAAATGTAAATGAATTGTAGTAAATCGCATCACCAGTATAATATCCATGATCATTTACATTATCAATAGTAAAAATTTCTCCACTATATTGTCCATTTAATATTATTTTTTTATCATAAAAATTTAATGGTTGATTATAATAATTGGGTAAGGATGAGGAAGAAACTAAAACATCTTGATTAAATTTTGCATAAGTATTTTGCACATTTGAAATATAATTTTCAATATACGAATAATTTGATAAAGAGGAACTTACTTTAGGTTTTAAAATTTTTCTTTCAATTGTCGATATATTTCCATTGATTAATCCCTGACCACTAATAGAAAATATAAACTCATTTATTATGTTTGTTACGGAACATGTTTTAATTTCGGATGCATTGTTTGTAATTAAAAGAATATCCCCAATATTAAAATTGTTTGGGACATAAGTCTCAATATTATAAGTAAAGTCTGAAGTATCAATTAATACAATTGATTTAATATCGAACTTTGTTGCAATATTATAAATCCAACTGTTTGTTTTTGGACCACTTGTCGTTATTCCTAACGATTTAATGAGAGCAGTATCATTTTTTGAAAAATAATAAGTATCATCATTTATTATTAAATCAGAAAGTACAGATCCAATTCTAACTTCTACTTTTGATGTTGTTCCAAATCCAACGTATCCATAAGCATTAACGTTTAGTCTGATATTTGATTTGGAGTTGATATTAAAAGTTATACCTTTTTCTGTTGTGCTAGCTAACCCAACATCAAAAAATTGATTGTTACTCTTTGATCCATATGTGAGTATATCTATGTTGCCAGAAGAAGATTCTGCAACCAATTCCCCAGAATTAGGAAATCCTATTGTAGAATCGACATCAATAATTGAAGATCCAATAGAAACTGAATTTATTACTTTTGTAATTGGATGTACTGAAAATTCACCATAAACACTACCATCTATAGTAATATCTTTTGAATAATCAAAATCTAAACTTAGTTTATAATATTCTTGAGATGAATATGAAATTTTTTCAACATTAGTAATTGATGCATAAGCTTTTTGTATATTATAATTTTCATAAGCATCTTGAAATAAAGTTTGATTTAATAAATCTAGTGGATTTCCATTTATTGATTGAACAACAATATCTTTTGTTACTCTATACTCGGCATCAGATGGTCTAAAAAGATAATCTTTTGGTTTTATAACATCAACTTTTTCTCCATATAAAGCAGAAAAAAGAATTTTAAAAGATTCATCTGTTCCCTTTGATTGATAAAAATCCTTTACCCTCGATATAAAAAGTCTTTCATTTACATCATTATCTAATTTTCTACTATCAAATCCCGGAGCAAATTGATATTTTATTTTTTTCAGAAATTCTTCAAATAATAAAGCACTCAAATTTATAATTTTGGTGCCAGAAGTGTGGTCTGAAATTTCTGAAGAAGAAAATGTTAGAGAATCTGTTGAGTTTAAATTAGTATATGAAGTGACTCCACTAAATCCCCTAATACATCCAGTAAAAGATGTATTAGTTTTTCCTGTATATAGAATGATTTCATCATCTATTTGAATTAATCCATATTTTTCAGGAAATCCATACGTACCAAAAATTTGTTGATCTAAATTAAAAGTAGTATTAATATCCGTATCCGAAAAAGAAATATCTCCAGATAATTCTGTGTGTTGAGGATTATCTGATAAAGATTCTAATTTTAAATATTGGTCAATATTTTGTATTAAATCAACAGAAGCTCCAGGATATTCTTGAGATATATAATACTGTTTTAAAAAATCAGTTATAAGTGGAAAGTCTTCTCTTATGAAGGATGGGAGTTGACTTTCAACTATATCTTGAATTTGTACTCTTTGCAGATCTGTTGATATCATGTTTTTTTAATTATCTTACTAAAATTCCATTTGCATAACTTGATGTAACTAGGTAATTTGTACCAGTAACATCATTTCCGGAAGATATATTATCTGGTTTAGTATTAATAGTTGTTTTAGTCATATCTAATTGTAAATACAAATCTTGAAGTCCTATAATGTCATTAGAATATGGAGATACTGAAATCTCAATAATAGGAAATCCTATATTTAATACTGTATTTGTCATATTAATAGGAGAAAGTTTAATTTCTCCTTTAATATAATCAATTATTCCTACAGATTTTTTAACAATCTCTGGTTGTGTTGGTGAATTTAATCCGAACAGAAATATAGATCCAGTTTCTTTGTCGGCATTTGGTAAATCAGAAAGATACACCGTACCAACAATTCCACTTACATTAAACCCGGAGGATTTAATATTGTATCCATTTTCATTTTTAATATGAAATCTATTTCCGAAACAAATTTCATATTCGGTAAAACTATTTAACACTGGTCGCAAATCTCTTCTCATAATAACTGTCGTAATATTTGACGTTATTGCATTATTACTATCATCAATTATTTTTAAAAATTTACTATATTTAAACCTTGCCCCAAACTTGTTCAATTCTGATGAATTTGCATATCTTTCTACATTTGTTGAAACAATATTTGATATTGAATTTGCAGATGCTGCTAAATTTGTGTTGTAATATGCATTTATATTTGGTTCAATATACAAGTATTTTAAGTCAATAATTTCCGGAACTATTCCCGCAATAGAGTATTGTCTAAGATCTCTTTTAATGTTATCCTTGATTAAATTTGAAAGATAAGAACCATTAGTTGGTTTAATGCTAATAAAAACTTTTCCGAATTGTGGAGGACTTAATTCTTCTCCACCAAAAACAGAAATTGATTCTGTTTCTGGATATATTGTAGGAACTATTGATTCATAATCTCTTGCGGTAACTGCTCTATTTTGTGATGAATAAATTCTAGGAGCATACTTTTTAATAGACTCTATTTGTTCAATTTCACTTCCATCATATGAAGACTGATTGGTGGTTATTAAAGATATTCCGGAATTTATTAGAATAGATTCTCTAGAAGAAGTTAATTTTCCACTAAAATTAAATTGAGATATGTTATTTGCCGATTCACCATTCGAAACAAGATAAGTTACTTCAATATAATTTGGGGATTCTAATTTTTTTCCAAAAACTCCATCACCAAAAATTAATTCATATCTTTCATCTTCTATTTCTTGTACCCAAAATATTGGTGAATCTGAGTTAATATTAAATAAACTATTTGCTTGTATATACTTTCTTTTTATGTCATTAAATTGTGATGGTTTAACCAATACTCTAATTGTAGTTGTATCGATATTTGAGTTTGGAAGTATAAATCTTTGATTTGGATTATAAGAATCTACAGTAAAATTTGATGTAATATAAGTTCCCTCATAAACAGTAATTTCATCAAAAGTAGCTATATTATTAATTACTGGAACTGTAATGTCATCTAATATTGAAAAAGTATAGTTTTCTGTTCCAAATGTTGTTGTTGAGCACACAATCCCCTTATTTAATGTAATTGCCTCTGGTTTCGTTGTATATGCAGAAAAATCTACAAAGAACGATATACTTGCTTTAGATGAGGTTTTGGATTTTGGAACATATCCAATATTCTTTGCGAGAGAAACGACATTTTCTCTTAACGTCGCACTATCAATAAAAACCTCATTTGATACCATATTGGCATTATATGAGGTTATATACGTATTATAAGCAAGCACATCAACAATTGTAGATAAATTAGATCCTTCAAAGTCATAATCAGTGAAGTTTGAATTTGATCTAAGATAATCTTTAATTGATGTCTTTATCTGATCGAAATCTAGATTTGCAAAATTAACTAATGGCATTATCGTGTTGGCTGTAATGCGAATGATAATTGTTGTGGTTGTGCATCAATTCCAATAATATAATATTGGATTGTTACATTAAGTTCGCCGTCATCATAATTAGGAACCGCATCAACGGATATTAACTCAACTCTGGGTTCATAGTTATTAATTACATTTTCAATTTCATCTCTTACTGATGATGCAGTAATATCATCCAAAGATTCAAATAGCAAAGAATTAACTCTAGAACCCAGATTATTGTTGAAAAAACGTTCTCCTCTATTGGTAAGAACAAGATTTCGAATAGATCTAGAAATTGCATTTTCATTTTTAATCGCAATCAAGTCATAGGTTAGTGGACTAACCTGAAAGGACAAACTAATGTCCTTAAATGACTTGCTAATGCGCTGTACTGGCATTGAATATTATAAATCTATCTTATTTATTCACTAAAATTCGGATAATGGAATAGGTTCTGTTCCATATTCCCAGTCATCATAATCATTATCATTGCGAATTTTTTTATGAATTTCATTTTGAACATGAAAATCGTGTTTTTTTGGTGTTAAATCATCACTTGCAATCTCACGAAGCATCTTTTGCTTTTCTATTTTCGATTCCCAACCATATTCTGATGATAAAAATTCGGTTCCCCACTCATTTTTCATAAATTTTTCGTCTTTATCAACTTGTTTTGTCATTGTTTTGCTCCTGATTTGTTAAATCAGAACTTTTTACGGGGTTGCTATCCCGAATTTCTTTGATTTCGTACATAAAATCGTCTGATGTTTCTATTTTACGACGATTTTCAACAGAATATTCGGTTAAATCTATCTCATATCCTGGATTTTGAGTGATTCGATTGCGAATCCATGCATCATCGTACCATAAAATCTTATTATTAGGATATGCATAAAAATTTCCATTATCCATTTTGAAAAAATGGGCACTTTTATGTTCCGGAGTTTCACTAAAGTTGGTATTCAGTGTTGATTTTGATTCCCATGACCAATCAAGAGTAAACATATAAGTACCTTCATTTTTTTTACCTTTATGATTTACTAATTCAGCTCTTAATCCAGCTAGTCTAGAACGAACTTGGACATCGATGTAAGGAGAAAAACAATCCCACCACATACATTCTTCTAATTTTGGTGTAGGTGCATCGGGTTTCCAGCAAAACGCATGAATTGGTCTTCTTGTCCAGTTGACACCATTCTCTAAAAACGTCTCAAAGAGGGGTACGTGCTTCTCTAATGATGCTACGGAATGCACGTCGCATAAAGTTACCTCTCCATGACCTTTTTTATGATTATAAAGAAATTCATTACGAATATAGCAAGTAAACGTAGGAAGATTGTGATTTAAGTAAGCCATTCAGAGGTTTTCGGTGTTTTGTTTTTTCGGGGTTTCCGGTTTTCTTCAAGACGAGAAACGACGGCGCCTCCGGTAACTAGTTATAAAAACATAAAAAAACACTTAGAGAATCTCTAAGTGTTTTGAAGATTATTTACCTTGTCCTCGATAAGGTTTTTTTGCTTTATTTCTGCTGGTTGCAGCATACTTTGTATTCTTCCCGAGTCCCTGTCGTGTGTTTTTTGGATGCGACTCAAGTTGTGCTGAGCCACTCAGACTTTTACGATTTGCCATTAAATTTCCTCTAATTCAATTAATTCTGGATCAACTAACTCTCCCGAAAAAAATGATTCGGAGAAGTCTTGAAGAATCTCACCACATTCTTCTGCAGTGAGATTCATATAGATTTTACGTCCTTTGTATAGAATATTATACAGAGATTCCTTCATTAGATAATGCGAGTCTTTTCATGTCCGACACGAATGCGTGGATCACACCAGATCTCGAATCCAGCTTCTTTTGCATCAAGACAGAATGAGACATCTTCGCCACACATGTCCTGAACATTACCAGACTCAAAGACTTGCATTTTAGGTGCAAACCAAGGATACTCAAGATTTTCAAAAACACCATTCTTGACAAGAACCCAACCAAATCCAGTGTAATCAACAGTGAAAGGTTTTTTACGTTTGGAGATTGATTCAACAGTTTCATGATTCATCACTCCACCATTTTTACGGAAGTCATCTTCTTCCAACCAATGTGCAACAGAAGTTGTGTGTCCATCTTCTGTTGCATACCAACCAGCAGTAATTTCACGTTCTTCTCCCTCTGCAGGAAGAGCCATATCACAAAGTTGCCAGAACTTGTTTGTATCAAAAACAATATCACTATCAATCCAAAGTTGATAATCATATTCAAGTTTTCCGTCCCAAGGAATTTGCTTAGGACCTCTCAGAACATTTGCACCAAGGCACTTGCATCGTGCAAAGTTAACCATGGAGGAATAATCTTGAGAGATTTGAATACTCATTCCATTTTGTACAAGATCAAAACAGAGTTGTACAAATGCTTTCAGGAAAATAAAAGAACATCCTCTGCCAGGAAGACAAAAGACGATTGATTTTCCTTTCATTCGTTCTTTAATTGCATCATAATCCCACTCATCAACATTCTTTTTGGGTGGGACAGTCTTAACAGTAAATCCTTTTGCCATAAGTTTGAAATAACTTTCAGATCAATTTTAACAGTTTATATAGTACTTGTCAATGAGAAGAACTCAAAATAGATTCCTTATTTACGAGTAACTCCTCATATGACAAATCATCAACACTATAGTCAGTTTTCATAATACCAACCATATTGTTAATAGTATTCCATGTTGTTTCGAATTCTTCTTCTTTAATCGAGTGAAACAAACATCTATCTTTCGCGTATATGTGATAAACCTTTTCCATATAAAAATATTTTTCCGGAAATTTTCTATGGGTGATTAGTTCACCACTACATTATATATAAGCACGATCAAAAATGAGAGTGGTATTAATACTACCTTTGCCATTGTCTTTGGATATCTGATTGTCCATCCTGCAAGAACTACTCTCCAGAAGTTCCAATAGATGCTTCTTCTATGAATCATTTTTTCTTTTTTCGATTTCGTGCGGCATTCTTTTGAGCAGTTGTTCTGCTTGCACCTTTTGCTTTGTTTTTATTGGGGCGACTCTTTCCGTTTTTATGAATCCAATTAAACATTCAGAATACCTCCGGAAAATTTTTATGAGATTGATATTTAGCTCTCGATTTGTCACCTCTGTAGGTTAGGGACTTATCGATTTTTATAAACGCAACGCCAACCCCAACGGCATCAACAACCCCCCGAAACACTGCTGATTCACGCATACACGAATAAGCATAACATAAGTGCCCCACGGTGTCAACCAAGGGGCACACAGTTACTGACAATCAGAACTCGATTTCTGCCTCCTCACGATCACTCTCAACGTCGGCAACGATTGTATCCAGAATGGAAAGAATCTCGTTTCCGTTGTTACCTTGTGCCAGAAGAGAAAGAATCACTGAACGGTTCATAATCACAGAGAAAAGTAAGGTGAACTGTGTGCTGGGAATGAGTATATTTAATGACCCCTCATTCCCGTTGGGTCAGTGTAAATGAAACTTAGAAATCAAACACGTCTGAGTTAAGTTGAACGACGTTAACTTTGGGGTCGGCAAACTTCACACCGTCCTTAGTTTCACTCACTCCATACTCATCATAGAGACGATTTACAAGGGTTTCATAATCACCACACTCAGCAGCAAGGTGATACAAACCTTCTTCATTGTTGATCCACAGTGCCACATTCC